AGTACCTTTCTTTGCAGCTTCCATGCCAATCTTTTTAGAATCCATCTTACATCTATAAGCAAAAGAGTCAAAAGATTCTCCCTCTTTTCTTTCAAGAGTAAGTGCAGAATTTAAAGCTTGATTTATTTTCCAGTTTTCTAAAGATGGCTTGGCTATCATACCTAAGATAGTGGTAACAGAAGGAACAAGACCTAGGCTTTTAGCATCTCTAAGTGTTGTGTTCCTTTCTTTACCATTAGCACCTATGATTGTATACATAGGCTCACCATCTTGAGCATACCAATGCCCAGATTCAGACGTAAATTTATTATAACTATCTAATTCAGTTTTGTCAATATCTTTTTTATTTTTCACGATGTTTTACCCACCTTAATTTTCTTGTCTCTGGAATGAATAGTAAAAATTTAACATCTGCTTTTACTTGTTCCGGAGTTCTTGTTGATTTTGATTGCCAATGTGTTTTTTGATTTGTTCTTTTTTTCAATCCTGCTGTCTTAACATCTACTAATTTCATGTTACCTTCAGGGTCTCTGACTACTAAATCTATAAGTCCATCACAACCACAATTTTTAAATACTTCATATCCATTATCCCATAACCAAGTCACAGCATAATATTCAGCCAAGTCTCCTTTTCTACTAGCTGACTTTTCTTTAATGTGTTTCATACCAATTATCTCCTATTTTATATTCCCCTGTTAAAGGACAACGCATATTAAAATACTCACTTGCTTTTTCAATAGCTTCTACACCAAGTCTACCTACAAAATCTGCTTGAGATTCTTTGACTTGTATCTGCCATTCATCATGGATGTTGGCAACAAACTTAGCATCAAGAGTATTTAAGTTTATTAATTCTTGTAAGATACACATAGCTTTTTTCATAACAATGGCACCTCCACCTTGTAATAAGGTATTAAGTGCAGCATGTTGACTACGTACATATATCTTACGACCATCTAATCCTTTAAGAAAACCTCTGTTAGAAGCTTTCTGTACTTTTTCTTTTAAGTCTTTTAATGATGGTAAGTTTTTAAAGAAAGTTTGTTTTAGTTCTTTACCTTTCTTTATACCACCACCTGCAACACTACCTATCTTTGCATCACCTGCACCATAAACTAATGCATAAATAAATGTCTTAGCTTGGTCTCTTGTTTTAAGACCTGCAAGATTTTGATTAGTAGTATGTATGTCTCCATTAATTACTTCTTCAATGTAATCAGAGTCGTCCATGTAATGTGCTAACATTCTAAGCTCTAAAGAACTAGCATCTATACCTACCAGTTTATAACCTTGAGGTACAGTCCAACATGAACGACACTCTTTACCATATGGAGAACCTGCATTTGGAACTTGTGCCATGTTAGGATTTCTGTGTGTCATTCTACCTGTGATAGTTCCATTAGGTATAACACTACCATGAACTCTATCATCTTTAAGTTCGTCTATCCATGATGTAACTTGTGCAATTCTTTTTTGATAAAGTAAAAAGTCTGCAATCAATTTAGCTTCTCGTATGTGTTCAATTTTTTTGAGAGTACCTTCATCTACAATAGGCTGACCTGTAGGTGTAAACTTAACAGGCTTCCAACCAAAATCTATAAGATATTCACCAATCTGTTTACGACTACCTAAATTAAAGTCAACTAACTTCTGTCTCATAAAAGGTTCAAAGTTATTTGACATTTTACATTTATGATATTCAGCATCAGTCAATCCACGTTTAGATAACTCTCCATCTTTTTTAACATAAGGAGTTACCAATTTGTCATCTACTAACTTAGGTGTAAATGTATTATGTACTTCATCTTCTACTTCAAGTTGTTTTGTTTTAAGTTCAGCAAGAAGTTCCATAGCTTTCTGAGTATTAAAAAAGAATCCAGTTTTTTCTTGGTCTTTAATTATACTAGCTACTTGATGTTCAAGGTCTATAGATTTTTGACTAAATAAATTACCTTCTTTAATTAAGTATTTATATACAGCTTCATTTAACTTAACATCTTGAATACAATACTCTAACATTTCAGGAGTATATGAATCAAAGTCTTCAGGTTGTTCTTGTTTTAACATACCGACTCTCCAACCCCAAGCTTTTAAAGCATGTCCATTCTCCCGAACAGGATTAAATAGTCTTGACATAACTAATGTATCTTCAACCTTACAATTAAACTTTACATCATATAGTTTTTCTAATACAGGTATATCATAACCTATAATGTTGTGACCTATAAGTGTGTCAGCTTCTTGTAAGAATTTAATTCCCTCATCTATTTGTGTGTTGTCAAACGTATGTATCTTACCATCAAGTTCTTTAGCTACAATACACCATACATTATTAGGGTGAAGTCCATCAGCTTCTATGTCAAATACTATTTTAGAATTGTTCATTGTCAAATGTTTCCTCCTCTGATACTTCAAACAATCTACCAGTATCAGGGTTATATCTAAGACCACAAGCCAAACCTGTATCACCTGTGTATCTAGATTTTAATACACGAACTTTAGTTGTGTTTGCTTCTTCAGGATTAGTTGCCTGTTGATTTCTTTCAAGTGCAATCACACAATCAGATAACTGTGCAATACCTTGAGAGCCTTTCAAGTGTGATAGAGATACTTCTATACCTTGCTCATGTCCTTTATCACCACTTGCTCTACGTAAGTGAGATACTAATATCATACCTACACCTGTTTCTTCTACAAGACTACGTAATCTATTCATGAGAGTATCAATACCTCGTCTCTCGTCTCCCTCATGGAGAACATTAACAAGCATATGTAAGTGGTCAACCACCACCCATTTACATTCACATCCTACGATAATGTATCTAAGCTTGGCAAAGATATCATCAATATCAGTAGCACCTAAATGAGCATGGATATAAACTCTACCTTTAGGTATAGCCTTATCAAACAAAGCAATTAAGTCTTCATCAGTATAGTTCTTTCTTTTCTCTGATAAATATATTCTGTCATTGGCTTCAATAGATAAGATACCATCAGCAGTTCTTAACCAGTTTTCTTCAAGAGCTACAATACCTACGTTATCATTTGTATTTTTAATAAGCCAATGTTCAAGCTCTCTAGTTACACTAGACTTTCCGAGTCCTGTCCCACCTGTAAGTGTGACCAGTTCTCCTTTACGCATACCATATAGTTTCTTGTTTAATCCTTCCCAAGGATATGCAATACTTTCTTTTACTTCTCTATGTAACCAATCACTTTTCTGTGATGATAATTCCATGATACCTGAAGGCGTATATGTTTTAGCATTCCACCATGCTTGAGTAAACTCTTGAAACTTTTTCTGTTTCAACATGTCGTTAGCATCTTTGAATCCATTAGGGAATGTCATGATTCTAGTTTTGTTAGGCTTTAGTATTTTAGCTACAGCTTTTGCAGCTTCTTTACCTGCCTTGTCATTATCAAAACATAAGACTACATTTTCAAATGATTCAACAAACTCTATGCTTTCTCGTATATCTTTTACAGCAGATGAAGCACCTCGTTTTAAAGATACTACTGCCCACTTACCTTGAAAGAGTTCATGCACTGCCATAGCATCACACTCTCCTTCAGTAATGGTTAGATACTTACCACCTGTATTACCATAGAGTTGTTCTCCAAATAAACCTGTGCCTTCAAACGTTCCATTACATCCAAAGTTTTTATTAGCTACATATCTTGTTTTAGTTCCAACAATCTCACTACCATTATGATATGGATATACATGTTGTGTTACATTATTGTGAATATCTTTTACAATTTTGACACCAAACTTTATAGCAGTCTTTTCAGATATATCTCTATCAGTCAAAGCACCATAAGAACCTACATAAGATGTAAGGAATGTATTATCGGGTTTTGGTTTACTTGTCATTTTAATTACGTTTCCTAGTATTGTTGATTCATTCTCATAGTCTGTAAAGAATGTATTACAACTAAAACATTTAGCAGAACCATTCTCATTTAATGATACAGCATCACTGCTTCCACATTTAGGACAGGGTAATTTGTGTTTAATAAATTGAGTTCTTTCTTGTTGCATTCTATCTCCACTAGAAATGTGGCTAGGCTTTTACACCTAGCCGAGTTATATTTATTCAGAGTCTTCAGCAGTCTCTGATTTTTCTTGTTCAACTAATGCTTCAGGAGAATCCTTCAACACAGCTTCAAGATTATTTTGATGACCTTGAGAAGCAAAGTTTAATGCTTCAACTAACACATTTAAAGTTCCTATCTTACTGATAGTTATGTTAGCACCATTTCTTTTTTGCTCGTCCTCAATCTTTGAAACATCAAAGACTGATTCACCATCATCATTTTTAATAGTAATAATCACAATTAAAACTCCTCGTCATCATCAAAGAACTCAGAGCCATCTTGTGATTTATACTCTACTAAGTTTACGATTTGAACAGCTTGTAAGTCCAGACCTTTACCTTTCTTACCTGCATACTCCCAATCGTATTCATTGTATTGGACTCTAACTTTAGAGCCATTACCAACAGCAAGATTTACTTCCTGTTTGTTTTGGTCTAGTAATCTAGGAGCAACCCTGACCATACCATTTGGTCCATTTACTTTCCTTTTAATTACTATAGCAGAACCTTCATCCATCTGCTTAATGGTATGTCCACGAGAAGCAAAGTCACTTGCAGTCTCTTCATCAACAACTAAGTTGATTGTGTACATTGGTTCATAAGTTGTATTAGGCTCTTTAATACTAGCCCAATACGCAGTTCCTTCTACTATCATATTTACCTCCTAGGTTTAGTTAT